TGTACAATATAATAACACTTAAAACAATTATACAAGTATTATATATAATAAAAGATATTACTATTATATATGCTATAAAGTATTATATATTTGATTGTCGGCAATAATGCCACATTAATAATAAATAAAGGAATAATAACATGGATGCAATAATAGAAGCTATAGAGAATTATATTCAAGTGGTTACAAGTCGGAAATGTAATGCGTTAGATGATGCACTTGCAAAGCTTGAAGAATTAGAGAATGATTTAGATGGTATTATTACGGATGTAAAAGAATGTATTGAGGGGCGTATATAATAAGCCTATAGTATATACTATCTATGATTAAAGCCTCCGTTATTAGGGGGCTTTTCTTTTCCTTGAAACTTATTTAAAATTCAATCTTAATTATAATGTAACATAGAAATTCAACATAATAGAGAGGGTATAGGGGAACTTCAACCCCGTGTACCCCCCGTAAAAAACCCTCACACACATTCTAATATATATTTTTGTATTTTACAACTAAAATCGTAGAATATCCTCAAATTTTTTGGATTTGTAAATTTAGAATCAGTAAATAATTTTTTTTAACTTTTCTTTTATTAAGATTATCTTTGTTTTCTTTTGACTTCTATAGATATTAGTCTTCTATAGATATTAGTTATCTATAGATATATATATATATATAAGGGAGAGATAAATTTGGAGAATATAATTTAAAGGTTATATATTATCGCATGGATTTTTTGGAAATAAAAAGCATAAAGCATTATTTGTTTGATAATGAAGAAGAGTTTAGGGCATTAGATAACCAAATGCCCCTTAGACATTATTGGAGGGATGGAGCTGAAGGCGAATGGGTTAAAACTGATGATGATTATATATGTCAAATCCTCCGAAAAATAAAAATCGGCAAAAAAGACTGTGTACGAACAGTGTGTGGAACATTTGACATAAACAATAAGTATCTGATGAAAGGCGAAGATGGAATCGCTGAAAATATTTACTCATTTTCGGGGAAGAAAGTTGATGGATTCTCTGATAAGCCCACAAAAGGGCAATTTCTTTTTGCACAATACGTTGCGCAGGGCGTTGACGTAATTGAGGCTTACAAGAAAGCGTATCCAAAAGCCAAAAGTGAACTTGGGATACAACACCAAGTCAATAAACTTCTAAAAGTGGAGCATGTAAAGAAGATGATTAAGGATGAGATACAAAAATGTTTGAACGAGGAGGGAGTAACAGCCGAATGGATTATTGGTCGTTATAAAACCATTGCTGATTTGGCTGAACGGGACTCTGATAAGCTTCGTTCACTCGAATCACTCACAAAGATTGCTGGAATGTTTGAAACAAACGACACAAAGACAGAGCAATTAACTGTTTTCGCTGGATTTACACCCGAACAATTGGAGGAAGTGAAAAATGGGAAAAGTACTCCCCTCGTACACGCAACAAGAGAAGATTCCGAAGAGTGAGCTTGATTTATGCCCAATGTGCAAGGAATCATTGTACTTAGATGAAGATTATAGCCAAAGAATTGGGGTATTGGACGAAGATGACTATTGTTGTGGTTGGATGTGCCCCCATTGTGATGGAATCTTTGATAATGAGGACAAATTAACTGGAATTAATGGTATGGATGAAATGGGAGAGGCTTAAATTAGATGAGTGATTTATATGATTATGTATTAAAACACATCGGTGAACGCTATGGTCGGTCTGAAGACTTCTTAGAAGGAGTTATGAATAGAATCGCATGGCACGAATCAAGAAGTGTGGTAGATTGTAAACAAATAGGTGGAGGACCAGGTAGAGGATTATTCCAATTTGAGGTCGGTAAGCAACAAGGTGGTGAAACTGCAATGCGTAGGCTTTCAAGGTGGCTTGAGAAAAATGAAGTAGAGTTGCCAAGTTGGGCGAATATAGGTGATAATGGGGTAGATGCCTCTGAGCTAACTGAAAACGCACAAAAAATGATGTTTTTGGGCAATGTGAGATATCATCCCAAGGCAAGCTTTAAAGGATTAAGTATAGACAATTTACCTGACTGGTGGGCTGATTATCACTGGGCAGGGGACGATTCGCACCGTGAGGGACATATCAAGTCATTCATACATAGTATGGAACATTACAAGTCATAAAGGACTAACTGAATGGGAACGAGGATTTAATAATCATAATATTTGCAATTATATTCGGATTCATCTTTGATGATATTGATGATAATTATAACCCTTGTCCAAAATATTGCGGTACAATGCACGAACATATAATTGAGGAGAAAGACAATGACTAAAGGAGCACATGGAGCAATTGATAGCAAGATATCAAGAAATAATTTAAACCCAAAGAATATTAAGAATCAGGTAAACTCTGAAACTATTGATATGTATGGGTTACTTGAAGATTATATGTTTAATCAAGGGACTGCTATTTTCAATGCCCAAACCAAAGGAGGCGATAATCGCTTCTATAAGCGTAATTTCTCGATGCCAAGTACATATGGACTTGACGATAACGAGCCATATAGCACAAAAGACCAAATTATGCAATTACTTTCAAATTCAATAAGACAATCCCCTGATGATACTACATCTACAAAAGAGATTAAAGATTTATATAAATTGCATAAAACAACTATGCCTAAATATAAAAAGGGTGGCGAAGTCATTAGTAGGTACAGTAAGAAAGGTAAAGAACTTAATGCTTTAATAGAGATGATGAATAATAGCTATGGGAATATGATGGCTGATTTAAATTTACATCCTGAAGGTACAAGCCAAGAAAGCGATGCTTACCCTGTATCAAGAGATTATCAATCTGAAGAGGAAAGAACTAAAGAATCACGATTATTACAAGAGTACTTGGCTGGAGCTGTAAGCGAAGAACCTAACTCAAGTGATATGTATTCTATATTTAATTCACGACACCCTGATTTTACACCTATGCCTAAATATAAAGAGGGTGGGCAGGTCGATATGTTAAGTAAACTAGCAGAATCCCTTGGTTATGGCGGAAATGTAGAAAACCTAAAGAAAGACCTTGCCCAAATGGAGTCTGAGGGATTTAGGGCAAGAAGGGGATTCGATGGCAATCCAAGGGCATTTTCAGATGCTCCTGAAGGTGTTAATCAGGAAGACAATCCTGAATGGTTTTACACGCCAAGGAAACGGAGTGAAGAGCATATAATCGAACAATGGAATCGGGAGAAGGCTCACCAGCAAGCTGGGTCTCTTTGGCATATGATTGATGATGTAGAATTTAATGAGGGCTAATTCAGTAGAATTATTGGCAATCAATAACTAATATATGGCAAACTTAAACCTACACGGAGACGTATCAAAGAATGAGGAAATCCTCCATCTGGCGTATAATGACCTCATCGTTTTTGGTAAAATGTTCTCCCCTCAAGACTTCCTTGCTTCAGCAACGCCAGATTTTCATAACGAAGTAGGGAAGCTCCTCATTGATAAGAAAGAGCAACAACTTGGATTAGTATTGCCACGAGACCACGCAAAGTCTACGCTTGCTGCCACTGCGGTCATGCATAGACTATTATTCGCAACAAAAGAAGAACCTGAGTTCATTGCGTGGATTGGAGAGGCTCAAGACCAAGCTGTTGATAATATTGGTTGGATTATGAATCATGTATATTCGAACCCTGCCATCCACTATTACTTTGGCGACCTTCAAGGTGATAAGTGGACAAAGAATGAATTTACACTTTCTAATGGCTGTAGGATGATTGGGAAGGGTACATCGCAAAGATTGCGTGGTAAAAAGCAAAATTCAACACGATATACGGGAATGATACTTGATGACTTCGAATCAGAGTTAAATACTAAAACTCCCGAAGCAAGGCAACAAATTAAGAATTGGGTAACTGCTGCGGTTTATCCAGCGATTGATTTTGATAAGAATGGATTTTTATGGTGTAATGGTACGATTGTCCATTATGACTCATTCTTGAACAACCTTGTCCGTGATAGCAACGAAGCCAAGCAAAATGGCGAAGATTTCTCTTGGAAGATAGTTACATATAAAGCATTACTTGATGATGGAACACCACTCTGGCCAAGTCGCTGGCCAGTAAAGAAGATTGAAGAACGTAAGCAATTTTATATAGATTCTGGCACTCCAAGTAAATTTTATCAAGAATACATGAATCAGGCTAAATCACCTGAAGACCAAATTTTTACTGAAGGAGATATCACTGATGGGCTATATAAAGGGCATTGTAGATTTGATGAAGAAGCTCAAAGCTGGTATATTCAATTTGATGATAAGAGTCGTGAATTTGTCAATATCTACATTGGTGTTGACCCTGCTTCGACACTTGGGGCTCGTAACGACTATAGCGTTATTATGGTTATTGGCGTTACTGCTAAGTTTGATTACTACGTTATCGAGTATTGGAGAAAAAGAGTCTTACCGATGGACTGTGCAGATGAGATATTTAAAACTGTTGAACGATATTCACCCGTCAAAAGAGTAAACATTGAAACGATTGCATATCAGGAAATGCTTCGTGATTACGTGCAAAAGCAAAGTAAAGCACGAGGAATGTTTATCCCTGGTATAAATCAAGGTATTAAAGGGTATGGCAATCAAAAGAAAAAGGATAGGCTCTTTGAGGGGCTTCAACCTAAGTTCAGACAGGGAGCTGTACACCTAAAGAAAGATATGCATGAGTTTATGGGAGAGCTGTTGGATTTTCCAAAGGGTTCTCATGATGACTGCATTGATGCATTTTGGCTATCGACT